TATAGATCTTGTTTATCTCAGGATAGTAATCGACAATAGATGCTACTCTTGAGATCACCTGTATCGACTGGGCCGATTCTGGTTTTTGTGTATCCCATAACACTTTATTTTGCCTGTTTTCAAAAACATGTTTCAGTCATATGCATTTTATTATTTATGCTTATTTTGACTATTGACAGATGTTCTGTCGCCGCGCCACATCCTGTGTCGGCGCGAAGAAATTTATTATTATTATTTATTTTTAATTCGTTAGTTATTATTTTGTGCGTCCTAACCGCACTTGTCCTCGACAATTCGAGATTAGTATTATCACCGTCACACATAACGTAGTGGCCACTGGAAAAATTCCGTGATTTTACTTCTGAACACTCGCTTTCTTAGCGTTAAATGAAATAAGAGTATTTTACTAATTAGACCCTACCCGGACGATCGACTTAGTAGCCACGTTTTTAATTAAACGTGTGCACATTGCTTCACAGCATTGTTAGCCTCGCAAAGCCCCTTAGTACCGACGAAAGATTAACCATCTCTGCTGACAATCAGCCAAGTATGAATATCTCGCAAAGTACAAGGAAAATGGCACCTTACCAACTCCACGATGATACCCCCTCACCAGTTTGAACACTTGACTAAGCCCATTTCGGAAGAGACTCCTGTCCCTTTTACCCTCCCTTCGGGGAACACCTACCACCCGGATCTCTTTGAGTGCCCGGAAGAAGTTGATGATCTCGCATCCTTTGAGAACTGGACCGCTGTCCCGTTTTCTGGCGCCTTCCTCCCCGAGGGCGCCATCTGGTCAGGAATCCCTCGAGTTTCGGTCGGCATCAACCACCAGAACTTTTGGGACATTCTTCCAGAGCTTGACATCGCCGACGTTGGCAGCGTCGACCAAGCTTTTGAGAAGACTGACCCCGGGGCGCCACGGCGCCCACGACCTGCTCGCGCCACGAGCAGCAGGCTCTTTTCCAACACTGGTTCCGGCGCGAACTTTTCCTCGAACACCACACCCCGCGTGCATGTTCGGGCAGACGGGCTTTTTGCCCGTTACCGTGCGGCGCTCAGCGCCCGGTCAAACTTTCCTCGCTACCGCCTGGTCGCCTGGTCTGCCAATGACAAGCGGGCTCCCAAGAACATTTATCGCCACATGTTCGCGGCGCGCCCGATCCCTGACGTGCCTCCTGGCGCGCCGACCGAGGACGTGCCTCCTGACTTATCCGTTTGCACGCCCCAGGCTGATTTTTCGTCATTCGTTCCTTCCTCTCTCATGGACACGCTTTCGTCTTTCAGCTCCGTCAACCGCGAACACTTCTACGTCTTGTTTCAGTGCTATTACCTTGCACGCAACATTTCGTCGTCTACATCCACAACTGACGTTGCCTTACACGCTGCGAATTTCTTTCAGCACTACCCCGGCACTTTCAATTGTGATTCGCTTTCGGCCATGTGCGTGGCCGCTTACGCGGTGTTCCCTAAGATTTCCGTCCCTGTCGCGCCAAAAACTTGTGCGCCTTTTGGCGGCGCCGATTGGCGTTCGCCTTACGACACGGAACACATCCCCCAAGTTGAGGTTGCTGTCCGCGACTGGCTTGAACAGGCCTGGGCATCATACGGTCCTTCACGCAGTGCAATGTTGTGCGCTCTTGCAGCGTTCATCTTGTGCGTGTACTTCAAACAGACCACCGAAATGCCCCTCGACTTTCCTGAGGTTTCCGCTCGTTTGCAGAAGGCCTTTGAAGTTCTCACCGATTATTCGACGTGGTGGGAATTCTTCCAGGCTGCCCACGGCTACTTCATTGACGCCTACTCGTGCTGGCAGAAGAGCACCCTCGTCCCATTCCTCACGGGCGGGGATTACTCTTCGTTCCGCAAGCGTGTTGCAGTGCTTCGCATTTCCAGCGACACTTACGGCACCTTCGAAGCTGGCCAGCGCATCGCGTACACTTCCGAGTTGTATACTTTGATCGACCTCGGCCAGCACATCAAATCGCGTTTGCGGCTCACCAATGCCGCCACCTCTGTTACCACCATGTTCAAGTGGTTTCCCACTTTCAGCGGAGAGGGCGCTTTGTGCCGTGACATCGAGACGTTACTTGCTTTGCGCTTGACTCTCGAGGCGGACCTTCGCAGCGCCCGGTGCCGTCGCGCACCTCTCGGTATCCTTATCACGGGCCCTTCATCCATCGGCAAGACGATCATATCGGATTTCATGTTCCGTGTTTACGGCGCGGACAACGACCTCCCCCAGGGGAGTGAATTCCGTTTCACTATGAACGGTTCGAGTACCAACGAATTTATGTCTGGTTACAACCCGTCTAAATGGGCAGTCGCCCTCGATGACATCGGGGCGATCAATGCCAAGTTTCAGCCAGACGGGGATCCCATGTGCAAGTTGATCATTGATGCCATTAACAACGTCGCCTATGTCACCAACCAGGCTGATTTGGGCTCCAAGGGAACCGTTCCCTTCGTTGCTAATGTCCTCATCGCTACTTCCAACGTGAAGACTTTCGGTGCAGATTTGCTTTTCAATACACCCGCGGCCGTTTTGCGCCGCCTCGAGTATGTTGTGACGCCTATGCTCACTGATGAATACAATGACAATGGCAGTTTGCACAAGTCCCGCGCGGCTGCGTGGACCACTGCCAACCCTGACGCGTTTCCACCTTTTTGGACTTTCAAGGTCGAATTGGTGAAGCCATGTCCCGTCCAAGCTGACGGCATGGGGCGCGCCGCTGTCGTTGCTCGTGGTTATGAGTATGTCATGCTTTCACCTGCCCAGGGCTTCACTGGCCCTCAGTTCATCAGACATTTTCGTGAGTATTCTGAGAACCATCGCAGACAACAGGACGTCGTCTTGGGGTCTTTGAACCGCCCTCCCATGACCTTGTGTTCGCATGGTACGCCGTCTTGCCTGACGTGTGCCGATTGCGAAATCTTGCTCGATGACAACGTCGTACTCGGTGACGAACCGCAGAGTGACGAACTCCCTGGTGGCTCCACGTATGAGAGCGTTCCTGAGGCAACCACCAATTTTGGGTGGATCGCCAACTTTCATTCCTACGTATTGTTTGTGAATTTGATGTTCATGGGTTTCTTTTGTGCCGTCTTTTGCTTGCGTGAGCGTATTTACGATTACCTTGAGCGACAGCGAGCGGAATCGTTCATGCGGCGCTGGACTTCCATCAACGATGACACCCGGAAAAAGGTCCTTGTCGCCAGTGCGTCTTTGGCCGCTGGTGTTATCGCATTGCGGTTGTACTATTACACCACCGCTGCCACCGACACTTCCCACGCCGATGTTGCCGTTTCGAACTTCGAGAATTTCGGCGCATGGGACCCAGGCTTTTCTTCGGCTCCCGTGATCAGGAGCGGTTTGCCTGCAGCCGCCGCTTCGGCTAGCGGTGACGCCCACGGCAGTGTGCTGGATCTTAAGCTACAGCGTGCCATGAAGCGGTTGGTGATCACCAAAGACACGGAAAACCTTGCAGCTCCACCGTGCCATTGCCACGGGCTGATGGTTGGCTCGAAGGTTCTTCTTGTCAATTCACATTCTTTGACGAATTGTGGCGCTGTCATGCGCGTCACCGTTTCGGGCACTTCCAATCAGAACCCTGGCAATCCTGGCTCCACCAATTCGCTGTCTGGGTTGGTTCCTGCACGTTCGCGTTACGACATCCCAGACACTCCTTACACGTTGCTATTTCTTTCGTTTAGTAGCGCTTACAAGGATTTGGTGCCGTATTTCCTGACGGCTGACGCACAGCCCGGCCATGCCGTTGAGCATTGGCGTTGGCTTGAACGCCTCGTCGACAATTCTACCGTCATTGACCGTTCCGTTAGCACCGGCACTCGCCTTTTCCAGTGGTGCACGACTGCACCAATGCTTGAGAAGAGTTACGATAGCTGGGCCGCAACTGGAACCGCCGAGATGCCACCGTTCGTCGCTGGACATAGTGGCTCTTTGTGGTTGAGCAAACTTCCTGGTGGCACTCGTGGGATCATCGGTCTTCACGAGGGTCTGAGCACTACGAGCTCTCCTTTCGGTGTTACCACTTTCGCGCAGTCCGTTCCCCTTGAACAGCACGTTTTGCGTATTGCCATGGGTGAACTTACGTCTCGGAGTGCGTACAGTGCCGTGCTATCCGTGCCCCAGAACCAGCAGGTTGCCGCAGCATTGCACGTTGAGGCCGCCGACGGACCTTATTTCGGACCACAATTCGTTCCCGGCCCGGTTCATAGGAATTTTGCTGGCAACCACGTGCATTTGAACGACTGGGCGGATCCCAAATCACCATTTCAGTACGATTTGTTGCATGGTTCGCGTGGATTTCGCCAGCAGTTCAAGACTTCGTTTCAAGATTCCATCATGCGGGACCATTGGGAAGGGCTCGGTTACAAATGTGACAAAGTTCCCCCCGTGCTACTTCCCGGTGAGAAATGGAAACCCGAGGCCATATACTTTGCCGCAGCGACGAGCGGTAGGAACAGTCTTCTCGACCCAGACATCCTCCGTGATTGTACCGAATCTTATCTCGGGCACATTCACGCCGCTCTCCCCGCCGATGAGCTCAAACTTCTCCAGCCTTACGAGCTTAGTGCTGCAATGTATGGGGCCGAGGGCGTTCGGTACGTTGATCCCTTGAACATGAGCACTGGAACAGGTCATGGTTATGTTGGTATCAAGCGCAACTTGTTCAACCCTACCAACCCTGCCGCGGATGCTTCGTTGGAGCTTTTCCACGGACGTGTCGCGAACATTGAAACACAGTGGCGGTCTGGCAAGTTGGTCTCGCCGATTTACACTTCGTGTTTGAAGGACGAACCGATTTCTGAGAAGAAACAGGCTGCCGGCAAGATTCGAGTTTTCTCGATGAGCCCTGTCGACGCTACTGTCGCCGCGCGGATGTTTCTGCTGTCATATTGCCGTGTCGCGCAGCGCAACCCTTTCGTTTTTGAACAAGCGGAC